AAGCGGACATTGGTATCCCGCCCCTGTTTAAAATTATTGATTTGACAGCCATAACTCACCCCTGTAAATCGCCTCACGGCGTTATGTTTCGTTTACTTCCAGTGCGATGCACCGCCTATTCGTGCACCAACCCAAATTAACCAGGCTATCCATAAACAAGTGATATTGATCAAATTATCAGCCAGTGTTTCTGGCTCTGTTACCCTTAAACTTTCGTATGTCGCGCCGCGCAAAACTTTATCAGCCATCGAACGGGTTACCGTTACGCCCGGTATTGATTCGTGTGGTGGCGTGTAAAGTTTATCATGCAGTACAGCAGGGTATTTTCCGCGATTACCCAGCAGCATATAAAAAATAGGAACCCGTGGAGTGCTGTCGAAATCTGTGTCAAAATCAGAATCAACTATAACAAGACCGATATTGCTGGATCTGTAAATTAATGGCTCTGTTAATCGATATCGCGGTCGTCTAAATAGTCCACCGGAATCAATTTCCCTCATGCTTGGCTTCGTGTAGAATGCGCCCATTATCCAGTTCCGCCTATGCCGCTACTCATTTGACTGTTGCAACTTGACGTATAAAGCCTGATGCCAGTAAAGACAATTCAGCCATGCGAGATATTTCTAATCTTTGCTCGATTTCGGCAGCCGATACTTCGCAGCCAATTGCTCCAGTTCTTCCAGCACTATTTTCGGGAATTCCGGCTTCTCTGCTTTCGGTGTTGCTATTACTTGGCGCGGCTGCAGCTCTTTGTCTAAGATTGAGCAACTCACTAACAGCAGCATCACGCTGAGACTGAGTAGTTTTAATAGTTTGGCTTGCACTTGTCAGTACTCCTATGTATATTTGATCATGTTTTGCTTTAATGGCTGCGACTTCTGATCTTGCTTCTGCCAAAAGAATATCTGATTGGATCTGCTCGTTCTTGTTACGCTCTTCAAGTTTACGCATATCTTCCGCATGCTGTTCTGTCGCCCCGGTATGTTTAATGTAAAAATAACCGCCAACGATACCGCCAATCAATGCCAGAGCGACTAGAATCTGCATGCCGTATTTCGCAGCAATACTTGCTAAAATTCCCATATTAACACCCGTAATAGTAAGGTACTAAGTAATCGCTCATTTTTGATTTAAAGTATTTTATCATTTAACGAAGTATCCATTAAAATATGCAGACACAAATAGTAGCACAGTTCCTATTGTTATTATTGCGCCAAGTATTGCAGAAATTAATAAAGCTCCCTCTTTAAGCTGGTGCTTTGTTGCTCTCTTTTCTTCAGCATCAATAAGATTTGGAAGGTATTTTGTAAGCGTTGAATTGGTGATATTTATCGCTTCAGTGAGTTTCGTAATTGCTTCTGTATGCACTTTCCTGTCCTCCTCTCTTAGCTTGGCATGCTCATCATGCCTTGCATTACACTTAGCAATATCAGCATCAACAGCGCGCCTGTCCTCTCTTCTTCGCTCTTCAAACATGGCTTCGACCTCTTTTTTATTTACAATTCCCCACGCCATGTTATGCTCCTATTTTTAATCTGTATGTGATAAAAGTCACATTTCCATTATTTTAATTTGTGAACTGTAGTACCTGTAAAACGCAAACTCTACTGATATCCCATCTTCCAGCTTGCCGTAAATCTGCCCAAATAATTCGCCTTCGGTATTTGATTCGCCTGGTGTTAAGCTTATAAATAGAGGTTGACTATTGCCTATTGATCTAAACAAATTATTAAGATTTGCTTTATCAGTTGCGTTCATTGCTCCGAGAGAGAAGCTCATTTCACGGTGGATTGTTCCGCGATCAGTAATCAAGCCTCCCGCTGATGTTCTTTGCCCTATAGTGCTATCCACAAAAGCCACAGAAGCGCCGTAGGAAGCTCCCTTCTCCGGTTCCCAATATGCGCCAGCAATGATCCTACTTATCTCAATGTATCCGTCAGGATTACCGGCGCTCGTGAATTCAATTTCCATTCTTCTAACACCGGATGTCGAAGCAAAGAAAGCCGCAACATTCGCCCCGCCGCCGTATGCAAAACTTGCCGATCCGATTGAGCCAAACCCGATTGGCGCATCGTATGAGTAATCAACATCTACAACACCGGTATCGAGTAGCAAAGTCCCGCCGCTAGTTGCATCGTATAAAGTGATTTGAAATGTCGACCCTGCAATCAGGTTTGAGAATGCCAACGCAACGCAGCTCAAGGTCTGGCTAGCTGCCCATGTAATTTTAATCTTTGGAGATAGCAGATCAGTTGATCGCCATGTCTTGCTCTTTGTATCATCCACTAAATTTGTAAGCGGAAAACCCACAGCAGTCGATCCAACAAGCTGCGTAAGCGTGTCGTAATCGTCAAACAAATTCTTATAGATGATTCTTAAAGCGCTCATTTTTTATCTAATTTTTTTGGCGCACGTTTGGAGATAACATCTTCTCGCATAAGATCGACCGGATGCCATAAATCATCCTTTCTAAACTGATTTGCAGGCTTATCACCTTTGGCCGCCATAAACTCATCATACTCAGCCCCGGCAATTACTATTTGCTCGTAGTTCTGATTTTCTGACGGCGCGAATGTACCATCAGCGTTACGCACCCCGAACCCAACAAGTATTCTGATGTATCGCCCATAAATATGATGTTCGTACGAAATAATATCCTCATCAGCATCTAAAATTACCGTTCGTCCTCTTGCCATTAACTTACCCTCCATACTGGCATAACCCACCCAATTCCGCCAGAATCATTAAAATGAAACCATGAATTACTTGTGGTCGACCCAGGTTTATTTGTTGCAACGAATGTCGCTGTTGCAGAGCCTGTTGTTATTGATCCATATGATAGACCGCTCCACTTCGTGGAGTTATCGGCCAATAAAGTCGTTGCTGAGCGCAGATTAGAGACTAGCGCGCTGCTTGTTATTGTCATAGCTCCCTCAACTATCAATGCTGTCCCTGAAGAATTAACCGCTCTCACGCCATAACCACCAGACCCACCTGTCCCCTGCACACCAACACCACCAGTGCTGGTATTTACTCCATAAACCCCAGGGTAGCCAGACCCGCTACCGCGCCCAATAACACCATAATTTGAACTCAGACTCATGTTCGCGTTTATGGCCGAAGAGCCAAAACCAGAATCGTATGCCCCGTTAAAAGTTGCTTGCCCGGTAATGCTTATACCTGACGATCCCGTTATCGACCCAGCCGTAACTGTGCCCAGATTAGCCGAAACAGCAGATAGTGACGATACATTTATTTTATCAGATGTTATGCTCCCGGAAGCAATCCTTGCAGCAGCCAAAGTTCCAACTGTAATCGCATTCGCATTAACCGTGCCGCCTTGTGTCCAAGCACCTGAAATCTTGAACCACATGACATTGGTTGCGCTGTTGTAATGCGCGTCACCATCCGAGCCGCCCGTGGGATTGCTTGCGCTGGTCGTGAAGTAGTTGGCCGTTGCACTCAGCGCCGCGCTTACAACTGTAGCGACTGCGGATCCGTCAAGCGTACCAGTAACATTACCGTTTACGTTTACGGTTGACCCAAGGTTAACCGTTGCAGTACGTGGGCTAGCAGCTTGTAGTGCTACGTCTCGCTTATTGATTACGGCGGCCATTAAACTATCACCTCGCACTTAACAGTGAGGTTGCTCCAATCGATTGATAACCCGATAACTTGACCTTCTTTCGCAGCATCAAGACCGAAACGCGGGTATGTCAACGTTACCCGCTGGCCGAGCGTTAACTCCACAAGCCGCGCAGTTCCGGTAAAACTTACAACAAAGCGCGGGGTTTTGTAAAGATCAAGTAACCTTGTGGCTTCTGTTGTTGCGTCAGATTCAGTCAGCAGCATCGTGTCAACTGCCACTGGCTCAGAATCCAGCGCGTAGTTTGTTTTTACAGTCGCATCTTGCGCGGTAACCGTGATCCACTCAAGCGCATACATATCTTTATGCTCTTCAGGTATCCCGGTCTGCAAACCCTCTTGCGCCGTCCAATTTTTGTCATAGTTGACTTTAAAAGCAGCCTTGACCGGTATCTTTTGCGATATGCTAAGGCTGTTTTCGATGATGTCGTTTGTATCGATTGCAAACGCCGTGCCGCTTGCTGGTAACTCAATCTTTAGTAGCTGCAACTTGCCCAAACGAGACATAACCAGCTGCGCGCCCACGCTTGCCGCCAGTCTGTTGCATACACTCAATGTATTTTCTCGTGACTCGATATAAATACCTACGGCCTGAGTATTGGCCGCATCAAATGCCGCAAGCTGCACAGCATCCAAATCACCAGAAGCAAATTTATTGACTCCGCCGTATTCTGTAACGATTGACTGTGTTATCAGAGATATCGTATTGATCCAGGTAGAAACATCCTTGAAACCTTGCACGCTGGCTGTTACTTGCCCGAATGGCTGCGCTGAAAGCGTAAATTTCGTTTTTACCAAGCTTACTGAGTACGTAAAACTAACCGGCACACCATTATCACGCACCTCTATTATAGATTCTATTTTGTCTGCACCAATACCAAGGCCCCGGTGAACTTGATACTCAAGCGTCGCTGGATCGATTAAAAGAGGGCTGACATTAAAACACTCACCAAAACATAAAGGTATTAACTGATTTTTATTTATCGATGTTCCGCCGACCGTGGTTTCGGTGATCGGAGTATTGAGCCGTTGCAACTTGTCACGAACTTTGATATTGAGCGTATCTCTTGACCGGCTATCGATATCGTCAATCGTGCCGCTGAATATCGTTGTAAAATCTGCGCGCGCCCAGCGCACGTCACCTACCAGTACCGTGATTGATTTATTTACCCAAATGTCTGTCAGCCAGCTATCAAGCGAGCCATCAACGTTATAGATCTCAATGTCTCCAAAGCTCATTGATGGCGAATTATCCAAACTCATGCGCTCGATTAACTGCACCGATTCGGCATTGACTATTGGATCATAAATTCTTCCAGCTACCGTATCAGCGTAATTCTTTGTCGATAGGTATCGAGTAGTATCAACCGCTGCAACATTTGCCACGGCCTCGACCAGCACGCAGCGTATCGCCGTCGGATCTGTAAGCCATGCTGTAAAGTCAACTGCCATCTATGCTAACGCCGCTTTGCTGCGGTCGCTCCATTGTCTGTTTTTCTCAGCATCGGCCACGGCCTTGGCTATTACCTGAGCGTTTTGGCGATTGGTAATGTCTGTAACTTTTATCATGTCGCCGGTTTGTCTGTTTTGCTCAGAGCGCAATTGCACTAATTCTTCCCTGAGTTTTTTTATTTCGTCCGTAGTCGATGATGGCACAATTGCCTCAGCACGGTGTATCATTGCAAGTCCCGATTTCGCGACAAAATCAGTGCCTTTCGCGAATGATGGCAGATTGTTATCTTTTACCCATTTCTGGATATCTTCAATCGGAGTTCCGGTAACAGCAGCCACCCGCTGCGAAGATATGCCATTTCTTACCGCAGCGTTGTACATATCCAACGGTGACGCGCCAGAATTCCAGACCTCGAGTATTTGCGCATCAGATATGCTTGAGCCGCCGAACGCTTGATTAATCGGAGCGACATCGTAACCAGCAGCAGATAATTGAGTCCCTGACACGCCATATTGAACCGCAGCATTTGCCACTTGATCAGGTGTCATGCCTGGATTGGCTGATAGAAATGACTGTATCTGGCTTGTTGATATCGCTGGATTACCGGCACTCGATAACACCGCTATTTTTAAGTCAGTCAGCAATTCGTTTGTTGTTTTCGCACTGTCTTTTATACTGATTAGGTATTTAACGCTATCATCAAGAGCGGTCAACTGACTCTGAGCTATATCGATCTGCGATAGTGCGGATTCTTCAGCGTCCGCCAAAACGCTTTGCACCATACTAAAATCAGATAAGTAAGCTGCCCCGGAAGCGTTATAAGTTTGGCTTGCGGTCAAAAAGTCTTGAGCAACAGAAGGCAACTGCGCTAATGCGTTTTGATCTCCACCGGCAGCAGCACTCCTCACCTGATTAAATTGGTTTCTCGATTCATCAAGTTTTTGCGCTGGTGTTAATGGCGACAGTGTCCCGAGAGAAAGGCTGTCACTGAATCCGCGTAATTGGCCAGCCAAGTCTTTAAATTTGGATATAGTCGATTCAATACCATTACGTTCGTTTTGATAAGTTGACGCAAGATCGCTCTTTATACTTTGCAGATTCGATGCAAAATCATTCAAAGAGTCTGCCGCTTTATTTCCATTTCCGTAAATTGAATCCAGTGTATTTTTAACCAAATCAAACGTAGGAAGCAATTTAAGCAGCCCTATTCTTGCCTCAGCACTGATATTCTGAGATTGGATAAGCGCTTTTACTTGCTCTCTCGTAACATCGGTTGTATAAGCAAAACCAAGGTCTTTGGCAGCCTCTGTTAAATTTGTAATAACAGGCGTTATTCTTTCCGCCTGAGAAAGGTAGTTGTCTGCAAAGTATGTGGTTAATGATCCTAGATTTTCTATTCCTCCTGCCATATCAACAAAAGCTGACCTAGCAGAAATGCTCATGCTCTTAATCAAGTCATTGGCATACGCAACTGAGTATCCTAAATTCACAGCGCCGCTATCTAGCGCATCAAATTCAGCACTTAATCTTGATAGCGTAGTAAAAGAGGTTTCACCGGATTTCCTGAACTCATCAAGTGATGGCAGCGCCGTCTTTGCTAGGCCATCCCCGATACCCTGGATCATTTCAGTAATAGCTTCTTCGGTTAGCTTCTTGCCTTTTTCTGATTTAATCTGGATTTGTTGCGTGTAGTTGTCTACAAGTTCAGTGCTTAATCCTAAGTTTTCGGCGAAGTTGTGTGTCGACTCAAAAAAACCTTTTATGGTTTGATCAAATAATTTCTGCTGATCATCACTTAATTGCTCAGTAACAGACTTATGTTTGTTGCCAACAAACAAGCCTCCTTTTGCCCGGAAGACATTTGTTATATCACCATCAAACCCGCTTGAACTGATATCGCCCTGCAATGATTGCTGACGGAATTTCATCGGGCCGCGTCCAAACATCGCAGCCAAAAACCCGCCTAATACTGGTATATACTCAGCGCCACCTAATTTTTTATCACCAGCCAACGCGCGCCCGATTGCATCAACAGCAAATGCAGCCATTACCGGCCCAGCAGCCGCCCCAAACGACGACCCCATCGAAGATAACCCACCCAAACCAGAACCACCCAAAGCTGTACCTGGCCCTCCAATAAATGCCGTCCCCGCTCCGCCAACATTACTAAATATGCCTGACGTGCCACCGCTTAATAAACTACTTAGACCAAAACCGCCCTTGGCAGAACTTAGTATATTAGATCCTAGACTAGCAACGCTGCCAAGAATCGAACCCCCAGAACTTGCGTTCGCCGCACCTGATACACCAAACATACTAGCCAACCCGATACTCTGTGCAATCTTCAATGCTGCAAATTCTGACGCAATCCGTCCGACAGTTGAAATTACACTTTTCAACATGCCTTTTAAGCCGTCATCGAAGAAATTAAATATTGAGTTGGCTAATGTGCTTTGAATGTTGCGCCCCGCTTGCATCCACAATTGACTAACTGCGTCCGTTGTTGATATGGTTTGTTTTTCTAATCCCTTAGTCTCACTCTGCGCTTTTTGCATAGCACGGTTATACGTTTCGATCGGTAACCCAGATCCAAGCAAACGATTAAGTTCTGCTTGGGTATCGACAAGCTTTTCTTCTTCCGTTTTTACTGATTCTGTAATCGATTTAATTTTATTAAGATCAGATGCCAAACTCGACGCAGCGGCTTTCTGCTCTTCCATTTCTTGCGTTACTTGCTCAATCCTGCTGATCAATGGATCTGCCGTTTTTGACACTCCAAGATGAGCAGCTTCTAGTCGCTTCATTTCAACGGCAGTCAGTCCGGCATTCTGCGCCTCTTTCTTAAGAGCAGATAAAAACCGTTCAGCATCAGATATAGTTTTCTTGGTTACAACAGCTAGTTTCTCAGTATCTTTGGTCGCTTGGCCTATTACCGTTTCGCCCTTTTCGGCAGATAGACTAGCATTCAGTTTTGCTAAATCTTCTGTTGCAAACTCAATGCGTGATTTTAATAAATCAGCTTGCTTTTTATCAAAGAGCAGATCGCCAATAAGCGGAATATGTGTCAAGTTTTGCAGTGATTCAAGTTCTTTTTCGAGCGTTTGAATTAGTGATACTTGCTTTTCAATTGGGCAGAGTTTCTGGCCGCCACCGAATGCGCCAGTTAGAGCATTAGCAAGCTTTGTTGCAAGCTCGATTCCGCTGGATAAGAAATTGATTAAACCGGATTCACCGATTGCTATTTTCAAATCAAAAATAGCCGTGTTCATCCGGTTCATTTGTCCGGCTAACCCTTGAGCAGATTTCTCAGCCTGAGAACCAAAAGTTTTGTTTAATTCAACAGCCAGTTTAGGGAGCAAATCCTCCGCCGTGACTTTGCCAGCTACTAACAATTTATCTAGTTCAGCAGTGGTCACGCCCATCGCGCGAGCCGCAAGTTGGAAAGCACCCGGCAATCTTTCACCCAATTGACCGCGCAATTCTTCAGCCTGCACTTTGCCCTTACTTATCATCTGCTGGAAGGAGTTTAAAGCGCCTCTCGTTTCATCTGCGGATAAACCCAGTACAGCCGCCGCCTCAGACATTGAAGAAAATATGTCCCGCGTTGCTTTACCTTCTAATGCCGATCCCTTAGATGCCGCAGTAAGTTTGCTGAATTGTTCAGCCGCCGTTGCAAGGTCAAGCCCTAGTCTTTGAGACTCTGATCTGACAAAAGAAAGCGCGTCAGCCGCACCCTGAGCTGATCCGGTACCGACAAGCAAGGTGCTATTGAACTTTTGAAACTGAATTGTTGCTTGAGAAATGCCCTTGATGGCATCGACTGCGCCAGCGATAGATAAGCCAATACCGGCCAATCCTGCTGTGGTTTTAAGTGCGCTTGATGCAAGCTCAGAAAGATTGTTA